AACGCGTTGTTGTTCGTCACGTTGTCAGCGAGTTCACCCGTGCGGCTCTGAATGTTAGTCGCAATGATGTCGCTGATGCTTGAGTTGGCAAATGCCATGTTAATACTCCTGTATCAGTTGGTTATAAGCGTGTTTCTTGCTCGTTGAATGCTTCTTCAAGCAAGGCACGCCGACTTTGCGCTTTGGGAGCCGTGTTCGTGCCGGGTGTGGCACTTCTGACGCTGACCGCAGCAGCCCGAGCCGCTTTCGCCGCTCGGTTCTTTTCCGCTGCCTGTTTCTTTTCCAGTTCTGCTTGTCGGCTTTGCTGAATTTTTTCAGACAATTCGGAATCTAAACGTAACGCTTTATCATAAGCATCTTCCAACGTTTCTGCCATGCCCGATTGGAGCAGTTGGATCATCGTTGGACGCGCTTCTTCAAAATACTCGGCCTTTGTGGAGAACGTGTCTATTTCGTTCGCCATTTTTGCCTGTTCCATAGCCTCTTGCTGTTCCTTCCACGTCATCACTTCGCCGCGTACCGTTGCCAACTCGTTTTTGAGGGCAAACAGCATCGGATCAACGGAGGCTTGCGGGGCATAGGCTTGGCTTGCGCCCATACCCGAAAGATCAATCCCGTATTCTTGCGCTAGTTGCGCGAAATACTGCGCCCGCGTCTGCGGATCGCTGTTGCGGAGCGTGTAATCGGCCTTCATCAACGCCGCAACCGCTTGCTCGGGCTTGAGGCCAAGGCCGGTGATGGTTTGGCGGTATGGTTCTATCGCCTGTTCCATCGCATCGGCAAACTGTTTTTTGGAAAGCAGCGGCTCAATGCCCTTACGCATCTGTTCTTCGCGCTGCCACGCATACTCTTGGATGCGCGGGTCGGCTTTCTGCCACGCTTCGTGGTATTCCTTTTTCCACGATGCCGGGGGACGCTTCCACACCGGTTCCTCTACCGGCTCCGGCGGTGGTTCCTCGGCCCTTGCGGTCTTGGCAAATCGGCCCGCTTCGTCGCGCCCTGTGGAGGCTTCCGCTTCTGCCGCCTCAAACTGCTCGGCAAGCAGACTTTTACGGTCTACTGGCTCCTCGTTGGCGGTTTCTACGGGCTGGTTGGTATCCATTACTTATCTCCTGTGGGGATCATGGGTAAAACGGATTTCGTCGCGTAAGCGCGACAGGAGGCGATTAGCGTCCCTATGGGTCATGTTGGCGAGTTGGCTGCGTAATACGTCAACTCGGGAGTTTTTTTGCTCTACGGGTTTCGGAGCGTGTTTTACAGGGTCTTCATTGCCGATCTCTATGCAACCGTGCGCTTTAAGGTGCGCCCGATGCTCGCTGCGGCTGGTAATCATTCGGCCATCAATCATGCTTTTGTAAGGCTGGATGTCGGGCATGACGTAATGCCATTGGCCTTTCTTGTCCTTGGCGACTTCCACAAAGTCACCGTTTTCGTTCTGGATGTATCGGCGTTTACTCATGACAGCAAAAGCAATGCTTCCTCGTCGTCTAGTTCTTGCAGTTCGCGGTACAGCCGCTCCATGCGGGCGACATCATTCAAGAGCGCGTCAAAGTCAATTTTGGCGACCGGGACAACCTCGGCCTCCACGACTTCCATTTCAACAAACGGCGCAACGATCTCTTGCGCGACACGCGGCTTGCCTTCTACCAATTCCTCGTAGGCGGCAATGATCTCTTTGCGTCGGGCTTCGCGTTTCTTGGATTCTTCGTCAAAACGCTTATGTTTGCGTTTGTCGCCATCGTGCGTGTCAATCAATACAACCGGGGCCGGAGGCGTGGAAACCTCGGCGGTTGCAAACGGCAGTACGCAAAACGGAACAAGTCCGAACATTAGGTGACGTTACCCGTGATCGTGCAAACCGTACCCGAGATAAACAAAATCGTCGCTACGCCGCGAGTTGCCAGCGTGACGCTTGCTTTTGTGGTGTTGGTGCCAGCGATGTAACTGCTCGTCGGGTTGGTCGTAATCGTGATGTTGCCGGTGGTGTTGTTGAAAATAGACACCACATCGCCCGTGGCAAACGTGCTGTTTGGAACGGTGATGCTGCCGCCCGTACCCACGCCGATGAATTTGCCAACATCGGTGGTCGCCAACGTGTACGAGGTCGTTTTATCTGATCCCGACTGCGGGATGTTGCGATAGCCGACGTTGTTCGTGCCGTCAGCGGTGCAGTTAGACAAGTTACCCGAGGTCGGCGTACCTAAAATCGGCGTGACCAACGTGGGCGATGTTGCCAAAACGTTGTTGCCGCTGCCGGTGTTTGTGACGCTGACAACGTTTTTGCTGGCATCCAACGCCAACGCAGTAGAAGCGGTCAGTCCCGAAAACGTTGTCGTGCTAGAAGCCGAAAGCGTGGTGAATGCGCCCGTGGTCGGGGTTGTCGCGCCAACGGTTCCGTTGATGTTGATGCTGGCCGTGCCAGTTAAATTGGTAACCGTGCCGCTTGACGGCGTACCCAACGCGCCGCCGTTGACAACAAACGCACCGGCAGAACCGGTATTAACGCCCAACGCTGTGACAACGCCCGTACCGGTCGTAATTGTGGAGGGCGCAACGCCCGCACCGCCGCCAATGACTAACGCATTCGCAGCAAAAACAGCCGACGATGCTAACGTGCCTGTAGCAGAGTAATACAACACTCCACCACTTGTGCCGCTCGTAAGGCCCGTACCACCGTTTGCAACGGGAAGCGTCCCGGTAACTTGCGTGGACAGACTTACGCCGGAAAGTGTGCCACCAAGTGTCAGACTTCCCGACGAGGTAACCGTGCCTGTCAGCGTAATGCCGTTAACGGTTCCTGTGCCGCCAACGCTTGTGACCGTGCCGTTTCCGGTGCCAGCCCCAAGGTTTGCACGAGCGGTGGCTGCGTCGGTTGCGCCTGTACCGCCATTGGCAACTGCAACCGTTCCGGTAAGGTCTGCCGCAGATAGCGCAGACATAGATACGTTAGTGCCGTTGCCGCGTAAGTAATACGCCGAGGTTGTGGCTCCCGCCAATGCGTTCAGCGCAGCCTGTTGGGTTGTTTGCCCTGTGCCACCATTGGCAATAGCAACCGTACCCGATACGTTGCCGACCGTAACCGTAGACGGTGCAACGTTTTTCCAATATTGCGCCGTGCTGTCGTATTGGATGAGGTCGGTGTTGGCTAACGTGCCAAATTGCACGTTGCTGTCGGTGCCGCCTAACGTAGACGAGTTGCCAATGGCAATTAAGAGCGACCCGCTGCTGCCCGATCCCGCGTTAACGACTTCAGCCAGCGGCAGTTTGATATACGGCGCAGACGGTTTGGTTTTGGTCAGCGTCCCCGACACAGCAGGGTTGTAATACAGCAAATCACCATCAGCCCACGTTTCGCTAACTGCCGAACCGGTGGTATTCAACCCACCAAGATAGCCGTGCGTTTGAATCAATCCAAAGCCGTTAAGCGCGATTGTTTCAGCGGCGATACCAAGGATGGTTTGCGCGTCCGTTAAATTGATCGGCGCGGGTTTGGCTTTGAGTACGCCCGATGCGCCAACTGCACCATCCTGCACGATGACTTGGCCTTTGGTAATCGCAGCCGAGGCTTTGATGTACACGTACAAACTTTCGTTGACGCGACCATCCACATTGGTTGTCATGCCAACGGCCATCGTCGTGCCGCCGTCCCAATACAATCGGCCTACGGCTGGCGTAACCGTCGCGGTGGTATCCAAATCAATGTAATCGGGCGTGCTGATGCCGCCCGTTACACCCGTCATGGACGTGATATCGCTGTTGGCACCCGATGCCGCAGCACCAAGGTTGGTACGCGCACCAGAGGCCGTGGTAGCCCCTGTGCCGCCGTTTAGGACGTTCAACGTGCCAGCAAGGGTAATCGTGCCGCTTGAGGTGATCGGGCCACCAGAGGTTGTAAGGCCCGTCGTGCCGCCCGATACATCAACGCTTGTAACGGTGCCAAGGCCCGCTTCAGTACCCCATTCAACGTCCGTTCCTGCGCTATTGACGCGCAAGAACTGAAGCGTGTGGCCGCTATAAGACGGCAGGATATTGGCGCGTGCGTTTTGCGCGGTGCTGGCGTTTGTGCCGCCGTTTGCAATCGGCAGTACACCCGTCACGCCCGTCGTGAGCGGTAAGCCCGTTGCGTTGGTTAGAACACCGGCAGTTGGCGTTCCCAAGTCTGCATTGGAGAGGGTTTTGTTAGAAAGCGTCTGCGCGGTGTCGGTGGTAACGGCTTTTTCAGCCGGATACGCAACAAACACATCTTTCGTGTTGGCTGCAAAATCTACAAGACTGCCGCCGTTTGTGGAGGCCAGCACCGTGTCACGTGATAACGAGTTCGTGCTTGCGGTATACCCGCCGATGCCCACTTCCCACGCGCCGGTTGTGCTGTCATACACCGTGTAATACGTGGTGTTGCCATCGCCTATGACGCTGAACGGCTGATACCCCGCCGACGTACCGCCGAGCGTAAGGTTGCCCGTGCCAGCGGTAGCCGATGTTTCTTTGACGCGATCCTTGAGTACAAAAGCCATGACTTACTGCACCGTTTGCGGAGGCATCGGAGCCATCGGAGGCTGTGCAAGCGGCAACGGTTGCTGTACCGGCTGCTGCACGATCTCCACGCCCGCAGCGCGTCCATCGGGGCCACGCACGATGCGTTTCGGCGCGGTCATGGCCTTCAGCGCGGCTTCTAACTTGCCCATCATTTCGGCATACAACTGCGTGGTTTGCTGTTGCAGTTCTTGGATGGCCTGTGCCGAGCCAACTACGTTGCCTTCCACGTTCTGCATCATGCGTTCCGTGTTGGCCTTGGTCACTTCTAGCATCGGGATGTCAATGCCGGGGTTAGCCGCAATACGCGCCACGTTGATCTTGGTCTGCGCGTCCAAGTCAGCCTTGTACTTGTCAATTTGCGCTTGCATCTGCATTTCTTGAGCGCGTAGTTGCCCTTCCTGCTGCAACTTGGCCTGTTCCATCTGCATTTCGGCTTGTACTTTTTGCTGCTCGGCTTGCATCTTGGCTTGCTCCGCTTCGGCCTCGGGATTGGGCTTCGGCTGCTGCGCTTGCTGTTTCATTTGCTCAAGGGCCGTGTCTAGTTCGCCTTCAATGCCACGCGCTTGCTTAAACGCGCCGATCCCGTATTTCAATAATTCCATCATCATCGGAACCATTTGCGGCGAGGCTTGCGCCACCGGCAACGCTTGGCTCAAGAACCCGCCGTAGGCTTGGATAAACTCCAACCGGTCGCGCTTGTTCTGCGCTTCGTCAATCTGTACAAGCGAGTCAGATGCAATTTCAATGCGGAAGTTGCGCAACGGGCGGTCTTTAATTAGTCGCATCGCTTGCGGGATCAACTGTTGATCCGATGGCGACATCTGGTTAGCCGCCGCGTACTGCAAAATCGTCTCGGGCTGAAACTTGGTGCAGATGATTTGCGCCTTCAGCCGAATAAGGTCAGATGCAAAGAGGGCTACGTCCTCTTGCATAGAGCGCAGTCTTAACCCCGCGTACTGGCCTTTGATTTGCTGCGCGGTCGCCGTTTCGCTTGCCGCGCCTTGGCCTCGGATGATGTCCGAGATTCCGGTAATTTCATAAATCTGCGCCTTGATATCGCTTCGGGCTTGGTAGCATTGGATGAGGGCTTGGGCGATGGTATCCAGCGGGAGAAGGTCAACTGAACCTTTAAGGCCACCTTTTTCGCTAAAGCCCGTCCATTTATCAACAGGGATGAGAGCATTGTTGTCTCCTTCCGTCATCAATCGCTGAAGCGCGGGCTGGCTTGCGTCGTACACGCCGCGCACGCGCAAAGCCTTCACCAAGCCGTCAATTCTGTCCGACAGAATATCTAGTTCCATCGCTTGGTCTTGGTACAGGACGAAATCCGGCACCGGCACAAGGCTGTCGCTCGTCGTGGTGGCAAACAGCGGTCGGGGGCAGGGCCAAAAGCCTTCCAAGCCTAGCGGGTCATCGCGTTCGTCAATGACTTCGGGCAGTCCTTTGCAAAGCCACACCACCTTGTTGCGTTCTTTGTCCCACAACTCGCAAATTTTGGCGCGGTTATAATTCTTTTTCTGCTCGTTATAAGCGTTCAGCGGCTCTGGGCCTTGGTCTAGCGGAATCTTGCGTGCTGCTTCCTCGCCAAACCGCTCTACGAGGGCTTCACGCGTCATGTAAACCCAACGCCATACCTGCGTGACTTCTTCCCATGTACGGGCTACCGAGCAGCCAAAGTCGCGCCAATGGACGTAATCCACGGGGGCGCACTCGTACTCAATTTCTTCGGGACGGTTTGGCTCGCCTTCGCCAGCCTCAATGTCCTCGGTGATCTCTAGCCCGTCATCCTCAATGCCCTGCGGCTTGACGTGTGGCTCATAACGCACCCATGCCGTACCGCGACCGCCCAAAAAGCGGTCAGTCACGCATTCCTTCATGGTTGCGCGGAAGTCGGGGTAATGCTCAATCTCAAAATCCACGGCCCGCTCAATCAGCAGCGAGGCCACGCGGCTTACGGGGTCGTTGTCGCCAAAGCGTCGGCTAACATCGGCCTTTGGCAACTTTGCATATACGGCGGGGATTAACGTTTGGACGTTACTCCACAAAATGTTGAACTTGGCGGTTTCGTTGCCCTGTGACGAGCGGGTGTCATCGCGGTAACGCTTGATGATCTTTTTGACCCGAGCGTTCCATTTTGCGAACTCGTTGTCATACGCGCCAATGGTGCGGAGGTAGCGTTCTACCTCTGTGCTAGCGATTTGATCCATGGCGCGTTACCTCTTACGACCAGAACACCGTCGCATCAAGCGTGCCGGTGACCGTAATCACCAGCGAGGTGCCAAACCGACCCGGCAGCGAATAATACGTGGCTGCGGCGGGGCTAAACGTGTTGACCATCGTGGTCGCACCGTCGCTGACCTTCAGCGTACCGGCTGACGTGCTGGCGACGAAAATGCCCGTTAAACCGCCCGTTCCCGTGTAAACGGTTGTGGTTGCGGTGATATTTTTCGCGTTTACTGCGTTTGTAACTGGGAGACTCATATTCTTGCCCTTCGTGATTGCTGTGAATGAACTGCCCACATATCGTTGAGGGTAACCTCATTTTGCGGGCCAACGATCAAAGTACGACTCTCTGGTGGTCGTTGGGCTGTAGGCTCTGACCGCCAAGCAATAGCGAGCATTCTAAACGCATCGGCGGGGTGACTGCACCAATCATGTCGCGGTGTCTGCCGAAACGTTTTTTTGTCCTCGTCAAACTCGCGTTGGTATTGGCGTAACGCCTCAATGCCATCGCCACATTTGTTAGCATCAAACCAGACTCGCGGAAGCATGGCACGCACGGCTTGGATGCCGTCCTGCACCGACAACTCCGGCACGATGGCGAGGTTGCCAAGCCCAAGGTAATGCGCCAGTTGCTCAATGATGCTTTTGCCGCCGCTGGCTAGCGTTTTAGCCCGAGCGTCATGCGGCAGGTTGTGTTTGACGTACCGATACGGCTTCGCCATCACCACTTCGGCCAACTCTTGGATGTTTGCGCCGCTAACGGCGTAATAGTCAATCACGCGGATTTCACCGCGTAGGACTTGGTAGAACCATATCGCGGTGTCATCCCGATAACCCAAGTCCCATGCGGTGTATGTCCCCATCTCGGGGTCATGCGCGACAGTTGTGATGCGGCCTTCGTTTTCCGCTGCGTTCATTTCCCGACCAAAAAACGCCCCGGCCACGGCCGAACTGAAATTCGTCTCGTACTCTTGCTCGTACTGGTCGGGGCTTAATTGCGCTCTGGCAGCGGCTAGTTCGCTGCTAGGGAGAAGCCCGCTTTCAGATGCGGGCAAGCGCAGCAAGAACCAATCATCGGGGTCGGACTGTGCGCGGCGGTAAACTTCATAAAAGGCGTTGTGTCCCTTCGGAGTGCCGCTAAATACGCACCATCCGTTTTTGTCTGATAGGGCTGGCCGCAAGATGTTGCCAAACACGCTAGGCCGGAAGTCTGCATATTCGTCTAGGTACAAGCCCGAGAAACCGAGGCCGCGCATGGCATCGGCGTTGTCGGCTCCGAACAAACTGATCTTCACGCCGTTGATGAGCGTGATAGTCATTTGCGACTCGTTCGCGTCCTTCGTGATCGGCTGGCTGTAAAACTTGAAATAGTCCCACGCAATGCGCCGGGCTTGGTTCATGTACGGAGCCACGTAACCAAACAGCCCGTTTGGGCCTTTGTACATGATGGCGGCGCGGATGATGTCGTTGACGGCTGCGACAGTCTTGCCAGCGCGTCTGTGAGCCACGATGCAAGCCCACCGCTTCGTCCGGTTGTGGAAGGGCATAAACGCCCGCCGAGGCTCGTAGGGCATTTCAACGTGCAACTACTTCGGCTCCTTCCATGAAATGGTCATCTCTTGCGGCTTGCCGTCCTCGCCTGTGACTTCTTGCCGAGCCAAGTCTGGCGCGACCTTCCGCAACAGGATTTCCGCAGCCTTGATCTGGGTAGGCGACATATCCACTTCGCCTAATGCGTGTTCATGTAGCCGAGAAACAAGGTGCGCGGCCTTAATCCGCAACTTCCATTCTTCTCTTAACGTTGTATGTATTTTCCGAGCAGCCATACGATTGATTTCAATGACTTTTCTGCAACATAAGTTTGGCAAATGTATCAGATTTCGCTATTTTACGGTTCAAACACCAAGTCAATGTGCCACGGGCGCATCAATTCTTTCAGTTCTGCGTGATTGGCGGGGTCTGTGATGATGCGTTTCCATGCTATCGGCAACACTACGTTCAGCAAACATTCCAAGATCGCGCCTTGGATTGGGCTACGCAAATGCTCAATTTTCGCTTTGCTGTTTGGCTCGGGACGGCGTAACCACAATGCCACCCATCCTGTAAATCGGCGCACGATCATCCAGCATATATCTATTGGCACAACGACTGATTTGCGATGGGCCTTCGGTTTGTTTTGCAACCGGTAGGGAACGTCTTTTCTACGCCCACCAGCCATGACGTTTGTGAGGTTATCTAATCCGATCTCGGCTATTCGGCATTCCTCAAACTGATACGCGCTTTCCTCGTCCCAAAACGTTGCGACCTTCTGTTTAATAACTTGGCAACCGTCTGCCCAAATTGACCGAATCTTGTTGCATTTGAATGATGGATGCCCAGATTTTGCTTCGGCTTCGTGATCGTTGATTCGCCCGTTTTTGCCTTTGCCAACGTAGAACACTTGCCCGTCACGCGGGTCAATCAGTTCGTACACGTACCAAATAGCAAGGGTTTGCAACATTACGTGTTAGTCGCGCTTCATGCGCTTCATGGCTTCGGCTAGTTTCTTGCCTTTGTCGGCAGCGTTGAACTCTTTGGCTACCGCTACCGGCACGCCGACCTTCTTGGCGAATTCGGGGTTATGCGCGGCTGCGGCCATCATCCTGCGTTGTTTATCAGATGTGCTAGGCATTTTTCTTCAATGCTTCCAAATCCAACTGCGTTACTCTGCCCGTATATCCGTCAAACCAAGCGTATCGGAAAGCGCGACTCCACGACAAACGCCCGTTTGCTTTCCTTTTGTCGCGGTACGGACACGTTAATTCTGACAATCCGGCCTCTTTCGCCGCGATTCCTTTTTTGATTGCGCCAACCATTGCTCTGTTCATTTGGTTCTCATTACGGGCGCGTCGGGCTGAACATCAAACCAGCGTTGCCCTTTGTTATATGCGTCCACAAAGTCCTGCAAAGTTAATTCTTCTTTACCCAATACCCCTTTAACCCCTAGCCGCAATTTTAATTCGGGCGTAACCGCTTCACCTGTGGCTGTTTTTATGCCCTCTCGCACTTTTAACCCTTCTGGAGTTTGCGTGACCCAATCGCCGCGACCTAATGCCGCTTGATAAATTGATCTACTGAAAGGGGTTGGTTGCGTTGCAATTTCCCCCGGCGCAATAGTTTCCTTACTTGTCATAACAACTTTTTTGCCAATTTTCCATTTGCCGGGTTCGGCTTCTGTGGAAGGCAAGAATTGACCGCCTTTGTAAAAATACCCATTTGATTCCGCTACTTCACCGCCAGCCTTGGCTTGCGTTCTATTTGGTTTTGTCGCCTCCAACACCTGCGCGATTTTCTGCGGTTTGACATCACCCGCCATTTCAACCATGCGAACTAATTTGCCGCCGGGGATGGCCCCCATGCTTGCCATCGCCATACCTGTCGGGTCGTCAGCGCGTCTGGCGCGCTCAAAGTCACGGGCGGCAAGGGCTTGACCAACGCCCGGGATAAACCCACCCACAATGTCTACCGCCATATCGCCCACGTCTTGGTCAGCGGGCTGGTCAAGTGACATTGCGTTTTCCAGACGTTTACGCAGCCCCATGCGCTCACCGTAATACCGGAGAGCGTCGGCTATTGTGTCTGGTGTGCGACCCGCCATCAGCCCTTATTCCGTTTGCTGATCGCGCGAGCCTTGGCCTTCGCATCGGCCTTACTGCTCGCACCCCATGCCCGTAGCGCAAGGGCGAGGCGAGTGGGTTTGCCGCCCTTTTCCATCGGCCCCGGCATATTGCCCATGCGGGCCAAGAAACTTGCGCGGCGTGGATTGTCGCCAGACTTGACGGGTGGCTTCAGCGTGCCACCGGTTTCGCGGTGATACGAAGCGCGGCCTTTAGCGTTCAGCCCGCCTTTCTCGTTCTTGCCTTCCTTGCGCTGCCACGCTGCGGTCATTTCTTGTCTTTCGCAGTCTTGGCTGATTC